AATAAAACAAAAAAACCGATTTAATAAATGGGAGTACGGATATAACAAAGAGCATGATGTTGTTGTTATAAGTCGCACTGGTAAGATTGGTGAAATATATGAAATACAGAATCTTAAAATAGCTTTACCTTTTATAGAAAAAGCTTATAAAAGATCTGATAAGAAAGAAGAACAATATTGGGAGCAATCAGAATTCCCAAAAGAGCTTTCTAGAATTAAAAATGTATTTGATTGGAATAAATATCCAGACGTGTTTAAGGAACGTTGGTACGATTATATTGACCAAGAGTTTAAACATAGAGAAGAAGGTTTTGGATTTTATAATAATGGAAAACAAACATATATAACAGGGACACATTATATGTATTTGCAATGGAGTAAGATAGATGTAGGTGCTCCTGATTTTAGAGAGTCTAATAGACTTTTCTTTATATTTTGGGAAGCTTGTAAAGCAGATGATAGATGTTATGGAATGTGCTATTTAAAGAATAGACGTTCTGGATTTTCATTCATGTCCTCTGCGGAATTAGTTAATCAAGCAACAATATCTAGTGATGCTCGTTTTGGTATATTATCAAAATCTGGAGCCGATGCTAAAAAAATGTTTACTGACAAGGTTGTTCCTATATCAATAAACTATCCTTTCTTTTTTAAACCTATCCAAGATGGTATGGATAGACCTAAAACAGAATTAGCATATAGAATACCAGCATCTAAGCTTACACGTAAGAAATTAGATACAAATGAGAAACTAGAAGAGCTTGATGGATTAGATACAACAATTGACTGGAAAAATACCGGAGACAATAGTTATGATGGTGAGAAGTTAAAACTTCTAGCGCATGATGAAAGTGGTAAATGGGAAAGACCAGACAATATATTAAATAACTGGAGAGTTACAAAAACATGTTTAAGATTAGGGTCCAAGATCATAGGTAAATGTATGATGGGCTCTACCTCGAATGCATTAGATAAAGGAGGAGAAAACTTTAAGAAACTTTATTACAATTCAGATGTTACAAAAAGAAACCGCAATGGACAGACTAGCTCAGGATTATATAGTTTGTTCATACCTATGGAATGGTCGTACGAGGGATTCATTGATACTCATGGCTTACCTGTCTTCGACACTCCAGAAAAACCGATAAAAGGTGTTGATGGTAAATGGATTGAGGCGGGGGTTATTGAACACTGGCAAAACGAGGTTGAAGGTTTAAAATCTGACTCTGATGCTTTAAACGAATACTATAGACAGTTTCCAAGAACAGAACAGCATGCTTTTAGAGATGAAGCTAAACAAGCTTTATTTAATCTTACTAAGATATATGAGCAGATTGACTACAATGACGATTTAAGACATTCTAGTGTATTGACAAGAGGTAGTTTTCAATGGGAGAACGGAATACAAGATTCTAGGGTTATATTCTATCCAAATAAAGATGGTAGATTCCTTATTAGCTGGGTTCCCGATAAATTCTTACAAAACCGCGTAATAATAAAAGATGGTATGAAATATCCAGGTAATGAGCACTGCGGTGCCTTTGGTTGTGATAGTTACGATATATCAGGAACAGTAGATTCTAGAGGATCTAATGGTTCATTACACGGACTTACTAAGTTTACAATGGAAAACATACCGGTTAATCACTTTTTTTTAGAATATATTGCTAGACCACAAACAGCTGAGATATTTTTTGAAGAAGTATTAATGGCTTGCGTATTTTACGGAATGCCTATACTTGCAGAGAATAACAAAGCTAGGCTTTTGTATTATTTCAAAAGAAGAGGTTATAGAGGTTTTTCAATGAATCGTCCGGATAAAACGTGGAATAAATTATCACCAACAGAAAAAGAGATTGGAGGTATACCTAATTCAGGACAGGATATTATACAAGCACATGCTGCTGCTATAGAAACATATATTGAGAATCATGTTGGTATTCAAGGAGATAACTGGGGGTCTATGTATTTCCAACGGACCTTGAATGATTGGGCTAGATTTGACATTAGCAATAGAACAAAGCATGACGCATCTATTAGTTCTGGATTAGCAATAATGGCGTGTAATAAACACATGTATTCTCCTGTATATGAAACGACTAAACAGTCAATTCCACTAAACTTTAAGAAATACGACAATAACGGCAATACTTCAAAAATAATACGATAAATGATTTATACTAACAGTAATAGTTCTTTCCCAAGCCAGGTAGTACCTGATAGCGTAAAAGAGTCTCTAGAATATGGAGCTTTAGTAGGTAGAGCTATTGAAAACGAATGGTTTAGGGGAGACAGAGTAGGAGGAGCGGGAAACGATAGGTTTGGCTCTAACTGGCAAAATTTTCACAGATTAAGACTTTACGCTAGAGGTGAACAACCAATGCAAAAATACAAAGATGAATTATCCATTAATGGAGATTTGTCTTATCTTAATTTAGATTGGAAACCTATACCTATATTAGCTAAATTTGTGGACATCGTAGTAAATGGTATATCTAACAAGAGTTATAAAGTAAAAGCTTATGCTCAAGACCCAGCTTCTACAAAAGCAAAAACTGATTATGCCGCTGGTATACTTAGAGATATGATGGCTAAAGAGTTATTAGATGAAATACAAAACAAATTAGGTTCAAACTTATATAACTCATCTGATCCAAGTAACTTGCCGGAGAGCAAAGAAGAATTGGAGATGAGATTACAATTAGATTATAAACCATCGATAGAAATAGCAGAGGAAGAAGTTATTAATCAAGTATTGGCTACTAATAAATATGATTTAATAGCTAAAAGATTAAACTATGATCTTGCAGTAATTGGTATTGCATGTGCTAAAACATCGTGGAATCCTGCTAACGGAATTGTTATTGATTATGTAGACCCAGCTTGTCTGGTTTATTCTTATACAGAAGATCCAAACTTTGAAGATGTTTATTATGTTGGAGAAGTAAAAGCTATAAGTCTTGAAGAATTAAAAAAACAATTTCCTCAATTATCCGAAGAGGAATTGAAAAGGATAGAAAAATACCCTGGGGATATGAATTATATTCGTAACTATCCAGGTCAAAGCAATGATAATACGACAGTACAAGTACTATATTTTGAATACAAAACATATTCAAACCAAGTATTTAAAATAAAACAAACGGAACAAGGTTTAGAAAAAGCTATTCAAAAAGATGATAGTTTTGATCCACCTGAGAATGATAATTTCAAAAGAGTTTCTAGAAGTATAGAGGTATTATATTCTGGGGCTAAAATTCTAGGCTACGAACAAATGTTAGAATGGAAATTAGCTGAGAATATGACACGTCCTTATGCTGATACGACTAAGGTACAGATGAATTATACTATCTGTGCGCCAAGAATATATAAAGGAAGAATAGAATCATTAGTTAGCAGAACAATCACATTTGCCGATATGATACAACTAACGCATCTTAAATTGCAACAGGTGTTATCTAGAATGGTTCCAGATGGAGTATTCGTCGATGTTGATGGTTTAGCTGAAGTTGATTTAGGTAACGGCACAAACTATAATCCAGCGGAAGCACTTAATATGTATTTCCAAACAGGGTCTATTGTAGGTAGATCAATGTCTCAAGACGGAGGCGTTAATCAAGGCAAAGTGCCTATTGTAGAGTTACAATCATCGAATGGGAATGCTAAGATCCAGGCTTTGATAGGTACTTATCAATATTATTTACAAATGATACGTGATGTTACCGGTCTTAATGAAGCTAGAGATGGAAGTACTCCAGACAGAGATGCTTTAGTAGGATTACAAAAGATGGCAGCTGCAAATTCAAATACTGCAACAAGGCACATAAAAGATGCGAGTTTATATTTAACGTTAAGAACATGTGAAAACATTTCGTTACGTGTTAATGATTCTTTAAACTTTCCATTGACTAAGCAATCTTTAATAGAGAGCATTTCGTTATTTAATGTTGAAACTTTAAAAGAGATTGAAAATCTTAACTTACATGACTTTGGTATATTCCTTGAATTAGAACCAGAAGAAGAAGAAAAAGCAGCTTTTGAAAAGAATGTACAGATAGCTTTACAATCTGGAGGAATAGATTTAGAAGATGTTATTGACTTAAACAGAATTAATAACATTGACTTAGCTAATCAAGCTCTTAAATATAAGAGAAGAAAGAAACAAGAAAGAGATCAAGCTGTTCAACAAGCTAACATTAAAGCGCAAGGAGAAGCGCAGGCTCAAGCATCTGAAGCGGCTGCTATGGCAGAGGTACAAAAAAGAGAAGCAATTGCTCAAACTGAAATTCAAATATTACAAGCAAAAGCTAATTTGGAATTACAAAGAATGCAACAAGAATTACAGAATAAAAAGTTATTGTTAGCAGAGCAATTCAAATATGATCTAGAATTAGGGCAAATGGAAATAAGCGTTGCTAATGAAAAACTAAGACAAGCAGAAGATCGCAAAGACCAAAGAACTAAAATACAAGCAACACAGCAATCAGAGTTAATTGAACAAAGAAAGAATAATACTTTGCCAAAGAACTTTGAAGATCAAGGAGCTGATGAGTTTGATTTAGCTCTTATGTAAAAAAAATATTAACCAATTTTATATTATTATATTATGTCAGAGAACGTAAAACAAGAGGGAAGTTTTAAAATGCAAAAACCAAAACCTGCTGCAAGAAAATTAAACAAACCTGTAGAGGTTACAAAAATTGATTTAAGAACACCTAAAGAAAATACTGATGCCATTCAAGAGCAAGTCACAAATGAAAGCGTGCTACAGTCAGAACAGCCCCAAATGGGATTGCAAGAAGTGGAGCAAGGAAACGCCAAACAAGAAGTCGTTACCATTAAAATTGAAAACGAAAAAGAAGTAACGGAAATTAATCAACAACCTGTTGCGGTTATACAAGAAATATCAAATGAAGAAATAAACGCTTCATCTGCAGAACTTGAAGCTGAGGCTGTTGAAGCATTCAATGAGCTAGAGAAAACCGGAAGGCAATTACCAGAAAACGTTGAGAAGCTTGTAGCCTTTATGGAAGAAACAGGAGGTACCGTTGAAGACTACGTTAGATTGAATGCAGATTATTCAAATGTTAATAATGAAGTATTATTAAAAGAATATTATAAAAAAACTAGACCTCATCTTAATGAAGAAGAAATTGAATTCCTAATGGAAGACAGATTCTCTTATGATGAAGATGATGACGATGAGCGAGATATCCGTAAAAAGAAACTCGCATTTAAAGAAGAAGTTGCAAAAGCTAAGGGGTTTTTAGAAGATCTAAAAAGTAAATATTATGAGGAAGTTAAGTTACGACCTAGTATAAATAAGGATCAACAAAAAGCGCTTGACTTTTTCAATAGATACCAAACAGAGCAGGAAATTGTGGAAACACAACATTCTAAATTTAAGAGCGACACAAAGAATTTTTTCTCTCAAGATTTCAAAGGTTTTGATTTCAAATTGGGTGAAAAGAATTTTAGATATGGAGTTCAAAATACAGAAGTTGTGGCAGATAAACAATCAAACATTACCAATCTAGTCAAGAGGTTCTTGAACGATAAAGGGGAGGTTACAGATTTGAAAGGTTATCACAAAGCAATGTATGCTGCAGAAAATGTAGATGCTTTAGCTAATCATTTCTATGAGCAAGGTAAAGCTGATGCTGTTAAAGAGATAACCGCAAAATCCAATAATATATCCGCTGCGCCTAGACAAACGGCGTCTGGTGAGATATTTGTTAACGGATTTAAAGTGAAAGCAATTAATGGTGTTGATTCTACGAAATTAAAAATAAAAAGTAAATTTAACAACTAAAATTAAAAAATTATGGCAGATGTAACGCCTCAATTTGGGTCGATTAAACCGTCTCAAAAACAACAAGCTTTAGATACAAACTATTTAAACTTTACAGATCCTACTAATGCGGATTTCGTATCTTTTGCACAACAATATTTACCAGAAATATATGAGTCTGAAGTAGAACGCTACGGAAACAGAACTCTTTCTGGATTCTTACGTATGGTAGGAGCTGAAATGCCTATGGCTTCAGATCAGGTTATTTGGTCAGAACAAAACAGATTACACATTGCTTATACAGGTGTTGATGTTGTAAGTGCTGCGGCAAATACATTACTTATCCCTGTTGACTTAACTCCTGCTGATCCAAAAAATTTCGTACAAAACGTTATTTCTATTAATCAGACTATTGTTATTATGAATCCTACTACAGGATTAGAAGTAAAAGCTGTAGTTATCGCTAGTAATATTACTACTGGTGCTTTAACAGTTGCTCCTTATACTGCTGCTACTTTAGCTGCTGCTGGATTCACAGATGCAATGGATGATTTAAAGATCTTCGTTTATGGTTCTGAATATAGAAAAGGATCTACATTAGCTAATGATTCTTACACAAGCATCGAACCATCATTCACTCAGTTCAATAACTCTCCAATTATTATCCGTAATAAATATGTAGTTAATGGATCTGATACAGCTCAAATCGGGTGGGTAGAAATTGCTACTGAAGATGGAGCTGGTGGATACATGTGGTACTTAAAAGCAGAATCTGAAACAAGATTACGTTTTGAAGATTACTTAGAAATGGCAGTTGTAGAAGGTGAATTGGCTGCTACTGGCTCTGCTGCTTTAACAGCTGGTAAGAAAGGTACACAAGGTTTATTTGCTGCAATTGAAGAAAGAGGTAACGTATTAAACAACTTTACTGCTGCTGCTGGACTAACTGAATTTGATTCTATCTTAAGAAACTTAGATACTCAAGGAGCTATTGAAGAGAACATGCTTTTCTTAAACCGTCAAACTTCATTAGATTTTGATGATATGTTAGCTGCTTTATCTTCTGGTGCTGCTGGAGGTGTTGCTTATGGTTTGTTTGAAAACTCAGAAGAAATGGCATTGAACTTAGGTTTCTCAGGTTTCCGTAGAGGATCTTATGATTTCTACAAAACTGACTGGAAATACTTAAACGATGCATCGACTAGAGGCGGTATGACTAAATCGGCTATTGATGGAGTATTAGTACCTGCTGGAACTTCTACAGTTTACGATCAAGTATTAGGTACAAATATCCGTAGACCATTCTTACACGTTCGTTATAGAGCTTCCCAAGCTGACGATAGAAGAATGAAATCTTGGGTATTAGGTTCTGTTGGTGGAGCATATACATCTGATTTAGATGCAATGGAGGTTAACTTCTTGTCTGAAAGATGTTTATGTGTACAAGGTGCTAATAACTTCGTGTTATTCACTTCAGTATCCTAGTCTAACAATTAGTGTAGATTTTACCCTCGTTGTATATACGAGGGTAATTTTTACTATTTTTTACTCTCGTTAAAATTATGAGGGTAATTTTTACTCTTTTTTACTCTTCAAATTAAAAAAAAATAATTAATTATATCATATTATGTCAAAAGAAAAAACAACTCCGCAAACAGGTGGAGACGCGTGGGAAATTAAAGACCGCACTTATTTATTAACTGGACCGCATAGTCCATTAACTTATACAATATCATCAAGACACTCTAGAAGATTTCCGTTGTTATGGTCTGATCCAGAAACACAAGAACAAAGAGAATTGAGATATGCAACAAATCAAAATTCGCCATTTGTAAGCGAACAAAAGGGGGAAGCTACTCTTGGACACATCATGTTTAAGAATGGTGTTCTTACGGTTTCAAAAGATCAACAAAATTTACAAAAACTATTATCTCTTTATCATCCAATGCTAAATAGAAAGTATAGAGAATTTGATGCTGTAGTAACCGCTGTAGATGAATTAGATTACTTAGAATTAGAATTAGAAGCTATGACAGCTGCCTCAGGCATGGACGTTGATCAAGCGGAATCTATTTTAAGAGTTGAATTAGGATCTAAAGTTTCTAAGATGACATCTAAAGAAATAAAAAGAGATTTACTAATATTTGCTAAAAGAAACCCTGAGTTATTTTTAGATTTAGTTAACGATGAAAACATTCAACTTCGCAATTTCGCTATTAAAGCATGTGAAGCAAACATTATAAAGCTATCGCAAGATCAACGCGATTTCAAATGGGCAGCTAATGGTAAAAAACTAATGACTGTGCCTTTTGATGAAAATCCGTATTCGGCTATGGCTGCTTTTTTCAAAACAGATGAGGGGATAGAGGTATTCCAGTCTATTGAGAAAAAATTTCAATAACACGTAATACTAATATTAGGGCGGCTATTGCGTAATAACGCGGTAGCTGCCTAAATATTATAATAAAAACAAACAATGGCAATAAACGTAGATACAGTTTACAAGACAGTGCTTTCTATTCTTAATAAAGAACAGAGAGGCTATATGACTCCGGATGAGTTTAACAAAGTAGCAACACAGGTTCAATTAGAAATATTTGAATCTTATTTTGATGATTTAAACCAACAATTAAGGATTCCTCAATCTAATACGGAATATGCCGATAGACAAAAGAATATAGACAACATGATTTCTATATTCAAAACATTTGGCAATTGCACTCTTAGCCCTGATGAAACTTATTTTATCACGCCTGATAATCTTCATAGAATAGGCACTGTAATATATAAGGACGAAATAGAGGTTGAAAGAGTTCAAAAGGATTATCTTTTATATTTGAACTTATCGCCGTTAACTAAACCAACAAAACAATTCCCGCTATATCTATATGAAAATTCAACATTTGGAGCGGAGGGTTCTATTACATCAAATCCTAAGATATATGTTTGGCCTAAAAATATAAACAGTGATATAAGCGTATCATATATTAGAAAGCCAGAGAATGTAAAATGGAACTATACAGGTATAGGAGGTGTAACTTGGACAACTGGACCATACATATATTCGCCTTCAACCTCTATTTCGTTTGAATTGGATCCTACTGAGCAGACAAATGTTGTAACGAAGATACTTATGTATGCTGGGGTTATAATAAGAGATCCGGAGATTGTACAAGCTGCATCACAAATGTCACAACAAGAAGAAATTAACTCTAAAAACTAAGATATATGCCAATGCCTAATGGTGGTTTAATTACCGAAACAAATAGACAATATTACGAGGGTGTTCAAAGTTTTGTAGGAGATGGAGCAGCTTCTACTTTTACTACAACATTTAACACTAACTTAGTTTTTTATTCATACGATCCTACTAATGAAAACTATCCATTAAATAATTTTAAACTTTACGCAAGTGCTGATGGAGGTTTACCGGGAACGTTTGAAGAATACATAGATGAATATACTGTTACCGGTAACTCTATAGACCTAATTGATGTAACACCAAGTCCTACAGACGTATTCGTTGTTCAATTAAAAATATTAACAGGAGGTAATTATGGCGACGAAGATGCTTTTGGAAATATTGTAGAGGAAAACTATGGAGGATATCAGTACACAAAATTAAATGATGTAATAAACAGCTTCATGGTTGCCTATGTTGGTAATGGCAAATTAATACCAGATGTAAAAAGAACAGACGTGATATTCCATGCTAAGCGAGCTATGCAGGAGTTTAGCTATGATACATTGAAAAGTATCAAATCACAAGAGCTAACTATCCCTCATTCTTTAAGCGTTGTATTGCCACAGGATTATGTGAACTATGTGGGCGTTTATTGGGTCGATAGGCAAGGTGTAAAGCATCCAATCTATCCGGCTAATAACTTAACTTCTAATCCATCAGAAGCTCCTTTACAGGACGACAGAGGAGTTCCTATGCAGGATCAATTTAACAACAATATTGAAACTGAACCAATAATAGAAGAAAGATGGAGAAGAGCTAGTACAGACTTGTTAAATGGTACATACTTAGCCAATGGCTGGGGTGCTGATAATGATTTTGGTGGTTGGTATTATGGAATGGATAATTTTGGGGCAGTCGGTAGGCAATACGGATTAGACCCACAATACGCACAAGGCAACGGATGGTTTACTATAAATGATAGAGAAGGCAAGATGTCTTTTTCTAGTAACCTGCATAAGATGCTCATTACATTGGATTATATATCGGATGGGTTAGCGTATGATTTAGATTCTAGAGTGCC